GCTAACTTTATTCTTTGTTGCCTTTTCAATTCCCGTTCCTTCTTTGCATTCGCTTCGTCAATTATTCTTTGTTGTTCCGCAAGTGATTCTTTTGCATCGATATTCCCCTGCGCTGCCAGTTGTTTAAGGAATTCAAATTGGCTTTCGGCTGCGGATTTTTCTTTGTCGATTTGTGCGATCTTTCTATTCGACTGCTCGATGAAATAATCTGCAACGGTTTTCGCCCATTGATTACGAAGTTCCATTTGTTTCTGCAATTCCTCGGCAGTTTTTGCAGTTGTATCCTCTTCGTTTTGGATTGTTTTATCTTTGAATTCTTGTTCAAGTGCCTCTCTTCGCAATGCGTAATCAGCCCGAATTTTTAACTTTTCCTCTTCGTTCGTTCCGGCTGCGAGGATCTCGGCCTCTTCTTGTTGGTTCAACAAATCCCTTCTGGCTTGTTGCAATTCGAATTCGATTGCAATGGCTTCAAGTCCTGCTGCTTTTTTTAGCTTCAATTCAAGTTCCATTACCTTCGTTTCCGCTTTTATTACATCTTTGTTTTCTTTTAATGCTTTGAGTTTTGCCTGATATTCCGCTTCATTTTTAAGCAACGCATCCTTCAACTGCTGATCACGTTTATCGAGTTCAGTTGATAATTGATATTGTTGAATTAGTAACGCATCCTTTGCCTCCTTATCAAATAGTAATTGTTGTTCGGTTGTTGTTGTTCGTAATCTTTGAGCATCCGACAAATCTTTCAATGACTGACGTAGTTCCTCGTTTATTTTTATGGTTTCTTTAGTGGTTGCGTTATGCTCTTTTACCTTTACGGTGTAATCCTTCATATTTGCTTCCGCTTCCTGAATGTTGGCTTCGGTAATTAGATCATCGAATTCCGTTAATGTTTTATTGAGTTCCGTTTTTTCTATGTTCAACCTTCGAACTCTTGACAATAGAACTTGTATTCCATCATCGTAATCACTAATGTCACTTATTTCATCACTTAATCCTGCCCTATCTAAAAACCGAACGTAACTTTTACGCATTGCGCTTTCCTCTTGTGTTACCACATCGAATGAACTTTTGTTGCTCATTTTCCGTAAAAACTCAATGTAATCCCTTGTTTCATCCATGAGATTATCACGGTATTTCATTTGATCCTGAACGCTCTTTTTTGTGCTTTCCGCTATTTGCTTTTCTCTTTCTGCCTTTTCTTGTGCTAATTTCTTTTCATCCTCACCGTTTGCCTTACGCAGTCGCATCTCATTATCGAGTTCTTTTATTCTGCGATTATACTGCTCCGTGGTTTTTTCGGTAAGTTTACTCACATTAAATTCAGCATCTTTCTGGGCTTGTGCCAAAAGGTCTTGTTGCCTTCTCGCTTCGGCATTTGCCGATGCAAGGTTGTATACCATTGCGACAAGTCCGGCAATCCCTGCAACAATGGCAACAATAGGCAAAGCATTCATTGCTTTACCAAGTACATTTGTCGCAACCGATGCTGCTGTTGTTGCAACCGTTTGACCATTTGTAACAACGGTGTCCGCTTTCTTTGCTGCGCTGAATAATCCAAGTTTCGTTGCTGCTGCAATAAACGAAGCCTTGACCTCATTCATGGTGTCACCCAATGCGCCCAGACTTTGAAGCGCATCCGACATGGCTGCGAGTTCTTGAAGTTTCGCCATCGTTTGCATGGCTCCCTCCGATTGAATACCGAACAATCCCATTGCACCGGTCATCCCTGCAAACGCATCTATTCCGACTTTTCCGGCTTTGGCTAATCCCGTTCCCAAGTTTTCAACTGCCGTTCCTGCGGTTGATTTTACAATGGCTTGTGTATCGGCAATTTGATCTTTAAGTTCACCGGCTTTGATTGCCATTTCTTGGAATCTCGGATCAGTTGATTCCATCGTTTGGAGTGCCTTCGTTAACTCACGAAGTTCTTGTTTTAAGTTTTGGGTTGCACCTTCGTAATTACCTACATTTCGAAAGTTATCACCAACTGTTTTGTCAATATGTTTCAGTTCCTTGTCCGCTTTTCGTGCTTCATTAGTTACCTCCATATATTGTTTTGCAAGGTTATCATAAGCAACAGATGTTTGAAGTCCATTTTTTTCCATTTCACGCATTTGCGCTCCCAATTCTTTGGATTGGTTTTTTAGGTCACTTGTTGCTTTTGCTAATTGCTTATATGCTGATGCTTTATCCCTTTCTGCTTTTGCTAACTTTTCACTGGATTTCGCTTGTCTTTCGGCTTCCGCATTCGCTGCCTTTGATGCTTTCAATTCCTCTTGTTTCGCCTTGTTCACTAAAGCCTGAAGTTGTGCTTCCTGCTTTTCGAGTTCAATCTTTTCCCGTTTCAGTTGGTTCGCTTCCTGCGTAAATTTATTGAATTCCTTTTGACCTTTTGCGCTATCCGTTTTTATTCCTCCGGCAGAACCCTTCATGAGCTTTGCCGATGTGGTCAACTCACTATTCAATGTTTGAATTTTCCCGATAGTTTCCTCAACCGATTCCCGGACCGTTGCAAATATATCTCCTTCAAAAAGGTCCTGCGATGTTATTTTCTTTGCCATTTTTATTTGTTTGCCTTATTATATTCCCCCAAAAGTGTAAAATATTCCCTTGCCGTTATGCTTTTTGGATTGATCCAACTGCCAAGCCACTTGCTCATGTAGACCAATGCCTGATTCACCCCTATTCCGTTACCTGCATTCGCCAAAATACCCTCCAATTTCTGCACCTCGATCTCGATTTCAGTCAGTTTGAACCGATCACCCGTGATTACATAGTCCAATTCCAACAATGCTTTCTTTTTCATTGCCGAATAAATCTTTTTTTGTACCGGACCAAGTCCGAATTCAGCAAGGTATTCATCAAATATCAGTTCCCATGCCTTTATGTCATCCTCATTCGTGCCATTTTCAGCCTTTCTCACGAAGTTTATTTCCCCTTCCATACATTTCATCCAATTATGCAAAGGAATGTCATCTAATCCCGTGTAGTAATTTGAGTAATTCACTGTTGTATCTTTCTTTGAGTATCTTGACAAGCTTCGTTTTGCTTTGTTTAGTAAGTCCAATAATTTCTTCACCATATTTTGAAAATAAATTCGTGTCCGATGTTTGTTTAATTGGATCCGCATCAATTTCTATTTCCTTTCTAAACACCCGAATGATCATGGAATCGTAAAAATATCCGGTATCTTCTAAAGTATATGGATCACCGGCTTTTTTTACACCATTTGATAATATTTCAGTTAATTTTGCATATGAATCATTACCTCTTGTATCTGTAATTCTATTGCCCGTTCCATCCTTACCCTTTTGGAGTTGCTCATCTTGAATCAATACATCAATAATATATCTTTGCAATTCCTTATCTGAAAAGATTTTCACCCATAGGTAGTCAGGACCGACCGACCTGGACCGATTCAGCATTGCCCCTAATTGTGTACCCATCAAATCAATCATAAATCAAAGTTAAAAAAAAAGGGGGTGCGTTTTATGTCACCCCCCTCTTTTATTACTATGGTTGTTTATTCGGTTGCACCCTTCTTTGTCTTTTTAGGGTTGGCAATCTTCCATGCCTTTTTTACAATTTCCCCATTGATGTGTGCAAAGAATACCTTGCAGTCCTCCAATGTTTGATCCTTCAAGTGATCAACGTGGAATTGTACCCTACCAACTTGAATGAACTCCATTATACCGCAGTAAATGTAACCGATCCAGTATAGCCATCCTTATCGATTGACAATGTCAACGAATCACCCGTTGTTTGAGCAGCGAATGTGAACGTATAATTGCCTGATCCTGGAGTTGTTTCCGCAGATGTTACCGCAACCGTACCGGCAGTTGTGTTGTTGTAAAGGTCGAAATCAGCCGATACCGCACCGCTGAATGCAATCAGGTTCAAAGCCGTTCCGTAATCCAATTTCAAATCAGCCGTGTAAGTTGTTGCACCAACCGTTCCGTTTAGGAAGTTCACATCCAACAAACCTGAAAGATCATTGAAGTCAACACCTGCCTCGGAAGCCGTTATCATGTACATTGTACCCTCATCGAACAAACGATCGAAGTCAAATGCGACCATGATTTTCGAAGTTGTTGCATCCGTTGCAAACATGTACTTTGGATCGAAGGAAGGATTGTCAACCGGGATTGGATAAAGCGCATCATTCACTTTTGAACCTACCAAGTTTCCTGCCGTGTCAACGATGTACACACCGAAATCAACACATCTGTTATTTTGCAATTTGCTCAATAAAGTTGGTGATGAATCTTCAGCCCAAAGTTCACCGCTGAATGATCTTTTCCCTTGACGAAGGAATACCATTCGACCAGAGTTTGCTTCCTCAAATTGTGAATCCGCTTTTGGTAGTTCGACATTTTCGAACACCGGAAGTGGAAACCATCTTTTTGATGCATCAGCCTCATTCACCAAAGAATTCCATGTCGGAAGCGGTGAAGTAAGGTCGATGTAGTTTTTAATACCATCGTTTGCCACAAGTGGAACCATGATAAGTTTTGTTGTTACCGATTGAATCGGAACGCAATTCGGTCTCCCCGTGTTGGAAAGTCCTGCATTGCAATTACATCCTATTGCCATTTTTTCTATTTTTTAGCATTTACAAATATTGTTTTTATACCTTGTCAATGTGAATCGCAGTTCCACCCCTGACAAATTAGCATCCAAAATGTTTTGAAAGAAGCCATTATCCTGCTCCGTTCCAAACCTTGAAAATTCAATGACCTCCCATTGGTCGATTGTCGCATAGTTCGAATCATTCTGTAAGGTCAAAAGGAACTCATTTGCGAGTTGTTCCATAGGATAAACCACTTGTTCCAAATGGTCCTCGGTATAGTAGTTCGTTGGATCGGTTTCATCGAGAAAAAATAATCTCAAATCAGCTTCATATTCCTTTGAACTTTCCCGACCGAATGCCGTGTATTGTACCGGACCGAGCAACCAAATGATTGGAGTCTTTTGTGTAAGGTCATTCGTTGAAATGGTCCATTCCCTATTCGTGGCTTTCTTTGTTCCGTGAATATAGAACGGAGCCGGTAGTTCGTATGGTCCTGATCCGAATGTTCCTGCACCTACCGGGAGCGCATCGATGTAATAATCCTCCTCAACATTTATGATATTGAAAGTGAAATTGGTGTCCAGGTTTTGGATTCGCTTTCCCTTTCTCGCCCATTTCGTTTGGCAAAACGTATTCTTTCCGATGTTGTTATCCACCTCGCCTACAATGACAAGGTTGATGTTGGAAACTATTTCACCAATATGTGAGGAAATCAAGTCGATCATAACCAATAGTTGAATTGTTTTTGAATCCCGTTAAAGAGTGAATAATCACCCCCACTCACACCCATCACCCGGATCGTTGCATCGTTGTTAAAGGCTTGTAAGGTCAATACATCGTTCACCGTGTAATTCTTACCGCCTTGTTTCACCGTTGCAAACAAAGTATAGATTCCGTTTTCTGGCATGTACTGAACATCGAAGGTTGCACCCGTTCCAGTTCCTCCCGTGACCGTTACATCATTAAGATCCTCGGTCCATCCGGTTCCATCGGTAAGCACCTGAATTTTCAGGATCTCACCGTTGTCGATTGTACGATTCAATGCAATATATGTTTGAATGGCTCGATACGTTCGGACCGCTTCGTTGTATCGGTTGTATATCATCGTACTATTTCCGGCAACAACCGTGGAATTTTCAGCCAATGGCTTCACGTTTCCGTACGGTGTCATTTGGTTCACAAGGTCTTTGGAATACTCAAAATAAATGAATCCAAGTAACATCTGTTCAATCCCCTCGCTTATCAACATTGAAAGCGGTGATATCGTAACGTGGAACGGGTTGTATATGAACGTGAAGTTGGGTGATTGGGGTGTTCCCGAAATCGTATCTGCCACCATTTGATCATATAAATCCGGTCCGAGTAACTCAATCAAATACCGCTTTTCATATCGGTCAATGTAAGACTGAATCTTTCCAGTATCATACATCCCGAGTGATAGTTGATATTTGTTAACGAATTGACTGACTGTAACGTACATTCCTTTACTTTTTTAGTTTACCAAATCCCCTCTTTACGAACAATTTTAACATGGCTCCCGATACCTTAAAGATTGTTCCCTTTGGCATGTGCTTTGAAGCTCCATTCGAAACGAATTCATAAATCACTTTATCATCGATTTCAACGTCAATTTTCACGTTTCCTTCCTGATCCTTGTGGTATGTAACATCCACAACATCCGAATCAACCTCGATAGTGGTTCCGGCTTCATTCCTTTCGATGCTCACATCCGCATTGTTCACCTTCAAATCAATGTCCAAATCCTTCTTTTTTCTGCGAGTTTTCTTTTCCATTTTCGATGCTAATTTGAAAGGGGGGAACTAATCCCCCCATTAACTTATTATGCTCCCAAGTCGATTGCTGCGATTGCAGTTGCGATGGAATCAGATACGAATGCGTTAACATCGTTATCTTTCACATACTCAACCAATCTCGCTTCGCAAAGGATTGTTACCATGTTTCTCTGGAAATCATCGTTAACGTATCCAACCTGAAGGTTCATTGCCTCACGCATTCTCACGTTACACTTTGTGAAATCACCCACAAGGAATGTTCCGGCTGCGATGTTCGTTGATGAGATGATTGTCAATCCTGCGATTGTTGTGATCTCCATCATGAACATTGGATAAGTATATTCACCCGTTGCTGTTTTTGTCAACTGAAGTGCAGCAACATCCGCAGGGTTCAATACCACATGCGTTGCGTTGAAGTTCGCCTGCTCGATTTGAGCAACTGCGATACGGATAACATCCGAAAGGTTTGCAGAAGGAACCGCACCGGCAAATGTACCAGGGTTGAACGCAGGAGCAACAGAAATGATTCCCGTTAATCCACCAACCGCACCGTTGATGATTCCATCCTCGATTGCCTGATCAACAGATGCCATAAGGTCGGAGTTGATTTCTGATTGTACGAATGAAAGATCCGCCAACATTTCCTTCGAAATTTTAACCGTTCCGGCAACCTTAACAACCTCAACAGATCTCTCTTCATAAGAAGGCTGACCGCTGATTTTTTCGCCTGCTTCGTTCACCCATCCTGCTTCGGTTTGGTTTGTTTGGCTGATGTATGTAACGAACTTTGATCCAGTTGTTCCGATGTTTACGATGTCACGAACTCGGATTCTTGGACGAGCAATCTTCGATACACCCGGCTCCAATGTAGATAATGCTACGTTACCCGTGTAATCACCATCGATAGTTGTATCGTAAAGGGCCTTCACCTCCAAAGAGAATGTTTGACCTTTACCAACCATTTCGTTGATTTTTTCAGCATTTTCCTTGTATGCTTTTGTCAATGCTTCACGAGTGCTTTTTGGAGCTTTCTCGGTACGGAATCCTTTCTCGGACATTCCCTCCAATTTCCCTTCGAATTTAGCAATTGCCTTTTCGATTTCTGCGCTTTTTTCTGTTAAACCTTTAAGGGTTTCAACATCACTTTTTAGCGAATCAACATCGCTTTTTGTTGGCATTCCTGCCAATTTTTCGTTGAACTTTTCGTTGATCTTTTCAACTACTTGTTCTGGTGTCAAATTGTTTTCCACTTTTTTTTGTTTTTGTTGTTTATAAATTGTTCAAAACTGATTCCCAGTTGAAGCCTTCCGGCTTTGTTGGCTCGATAATTGGCGAATGATCCTTTACGATCGGCTCACTTTTAGCAAGTAACAACAACTGCGAGTTCAGGTATTTCACTTTCATTTCCATTTCAAATAAACGGTCATCACTACCTTTTCCGGTTGCGAGTGCCTTAATTAACGTGTCGATTTGTTCCGATATCTTTACGGCCTTTTCGATTTTCTGCTCCGATTTCATCACCTCCACTACGTTCGTATTCTCGTTCGCACCGAATGTAACTGCGGATCCTTCGTATAATTTAAGTTCCGAGATCATCCAATAACCTTGTGCTGGTGCGTTCATGTCATCGATCCATCGCATTTTGTCCTGAATGTATTGGAATCCGATTGAATGTTCCCGGATAATTCCATCGTTGTAATCGTTCCACGCATCCTCACCGATTTGTGATTGCCCTAATTGAGCAACCGCAAACAGACCATAATCATCCTCCGATAAGCTCAAGAATTTGCCTATTGGTTTCTCCCAATCATGCCAACGTAGGTATGCAATCCTGCGATTGGATGATGCTTCCGGTCCACGTTCCTGAATCGATTTCGTGAATGATCCCTTTTTGATCATGTCATTATCAGCATCGATGTTGTCGAACTTTGCCAAGTAGATTGCAACTTGCCTTTTGCTGCTATCTAAATCCTTTATTTCGGATGCCGATTTGGTTTGATAATTATTTCCCTTCATTATATTGTAGGTGTTGTAGGTATGGTGATCATGCTTTCCGCTATTGATCGTTCATAACCGTAGTAATTTACCAATGTATTCACTCCCGTTTCACGGCTCATTTGCCCCGTAGAAACTGCCGTATTTATTGCGATGATTCCATCTAATCCCCCAACGGTTCCACGCAACTGCGTTTGTGCTTGTGCCAATCCAGCTGCCATTGCTTCCGACTTGTCCACCTGCTCAAGTTCAATTCCGAATTCCATTGCGTATTGTTGTTGTGATATCACCCCATCACGAAGCATTACAGAATAGGTGTCGACCTTCGTTTTATCTGCGGATGCTTTCATCTGTTCATCATCCTGCAATACCGGAAGGTGACTGAAATCAGCAACAATTGAAATGCCTTGCTGATCCAATCCCATTTGATGTGCAATCGTATCATACATTTGTTGCGTTTCTGGGATGATTGTATCGGTGTATACCATGCGAACCGAATCCCTCACGTTGGTAAAGGTTGTTCCCTTCTCACTTGAAAACAGATTGACGTTCATTCCATAGGCATCTATAATGGCTATCTTATCCGCATTTAGTTCCTCAAATAACATGAGATCCCGTGTTGGATATGACATCGATTGCCAATTTACTTGCGATTCCGTAATGATCACCTCGTCCTTTGAACGGTTGTACCAATCCCGTTGGATTTGTCTTTTTTCCTCCGGTGTCATTGGGATTGCACCCCCGATGTCGGAGTTTTGTGCTGATAAGATACCAATGGCTCCGATGTTTTCAAGTAGTACATTCCGCTTGTTGTATTGAGCTTTAATGTTACTCAATGGATATTTCAACGCATCGATTCGGCTTGTTGGTCTGATAAGGTTCATCCCATCGTTCGTTGTAAGGTATATTACATCCTTTAGTTCGAGTGATTCGAATGCGTTGTTATCGTATTCAAAACGATATCCATCGATAAGCCCATCGACATCCATCTGTTTCAATGTCTTTCCGGATGTCAATATCTGTACCTTGTTGGAAGGTAACGGAACAAACATATTTCGAATGTCGAATGATCTAACCGGTGAATATCCGAATGCATTGGAATAAAGCGCATCATTTACCGATAAGGAATAAACAACATCTGCCCAACTTTGTACGGGGTTTGGATGCTTTACAAGGTCCAGAAACCAATGCTCGGTGATTTCCTCACCGTTGGCATCGTACATCCTCACCTCGTTTGATGCCATCATCGATGCCCTTTTATCGATTACCGCCCTCAATTCTGGAATAGTCATGAACCATTCCCATGCGTTATTGGTATCGATCCAAACGGCTTTCTTAACCCCCCAAATTTGATTTGAGTACGGCATTAATTGATTCGCCTGATTGATGAATCTGTTTTGTCTATTGAACGTAATGCCGAAAAAATTCTCCCAAAGGTTTAAATCCATCCCATTTTTTGATTAGATTTTAATCAAAGTTACGACAAATTTTTAAACATCGACTGCACAAATATTGATAAACCTGCTAAACAATCGGGAGCATCATCGTTTTTATTCTTTCCTTCCTTGCTAAATGATAGTATATTTTGTATAAAAAGTTCGCTCATATTATCCCCATTTCGTACGAAATTAAACCGTGACATGATGAATGCCGACTGCATGATGATCCTTGTCATTTTGTTCGTTGTGTTATGGACCTGGAGAATCCTTGTTCCGGTGTTCCTTTGAAGCTCACGGCTGAACATTGCACCCATCGAATTCGATTCCACCCTGCAATATGTCACTTTCCATTTGCTCAACTTTTCAGCGCATAAAGGGATTGTGATATCGGTGTTATCCCGCGTCATGAGATAGTCAACTATGTACAATTCACGCTTTATCACCGCACAAATGGCGAGTGCCGTATAGTCTGCACCCTGATCACTCACATCAATATACCCAACACAGCCTTCTATTTGGTCCTTTATGGCTTCGAATTCATCCGCTTCAATGTATTTCAGTTCGTTGAATAATCGACCTTTCATATCAACCGGTGTCTGCATGTATTCCGCTTCCCATATTTCAGGAGCCATGCGCTTCTTTATACGTTCGTATTCTTCCGTTGTCATTACATCCTCGCAAAAGGATTTCCCATTTTCATCCATTGCAGGAATGATCACCGTGCGATCGTATGCGCCCTGCTCCATGTTTCGACCAATCACATCATTCATGGACCAGCGTGTACCGATGTCGATCCTGGCGCATCCTGATTCGAATCGTGAATCATGAGTTGATTCTTTCCATTGGATGATTCGATCGTTTATGGTGTCGCTTAAAGCATCTTCAAGACCTCGATAAAGGTCATCTGTTATAGCCACGTTTGATGCTCCAAACCCGATAATGGTACCGCCAACACCAGCACCAAAGTAACCGACTTGTTTAGATGTGTTGGTATTCCATCCCTGAAGGTTTGATTTGTCATCCGATAGGTGAACGTTAGGAAATACCTTCCGGAATTTGTCGCTCTTTAATATGGCCCGAACATCGTAACTGAACTTTTGGTATAGGGTTGACGTACATGTGTTACGCATGACTGACCTTTCCGGATTTCGACCAATGGTCCATGCACAAAATAAGGATGTGATGTAAGACTTTCCCGACCTCGGTGGCATCGATACCGCCAAAGACTTTATTTCCTTGTCCTCAATGGCTTGAAAACCATCTGCAATATCTTTGAGAAAGGTTCGCTTCGAAAAGAAATCAGGATCAATATACATGCAAAAAGCCCATAACTCTCTTCGGGATAATTCACGTTTGAGTAAGTCATAAGCCTTTTGCCGTTTTTCGTCATTCATTTCCCTTCAATAGTTCCTTTAGTTCATCCGTTGTCAGTCCTGAAAGGTCAATATCTGTATTCGTTTGTTCGATCTGTTGAACGGGTGCGCCATAGCCTGAATCCATCAAAGCCTTGTATGCATTCACATCACCTTCCCTTGCCTTTTTGATGAGTGCCAATGTCATCAGGTCTTCTTGTGACATCGTTTCTTCTTGTCCGGTCAATGGGTTTTTAAGGTTTTGATTGACCTGGAGCCAATGCCGTGCAATGGTGCTTCTGTTCTTTGATCCCTTTGGTCTTCCGTTAGGGTTTCCGCTTTCGCCTTTTTCCCAACGTGGCTCTATTTGTCCTTTGCCTGCCATGTTCGTTGTAATTTCGTTGTTTACTTTAATTCAAATGATGCAGTTATTCTTTCTGCATAACCTGCTTTACCCATTTTATTTTTACCCGCATGTATCCTTCCATAATGATGGCAATTCCAGTTAATTGATTTTCTTAAAGCATATATTAAACTTGGACTGGAAGTGTTTATTGTATATCTGTTTTTTTGTTTTTTATATATCTGACCAACACTTTCTAAAAATTTTATACCAAAACCAGCTCCTTGATAATCTGGTAAAATAACTAACCTATGTACCCTTTTTTGTCCTTTCATTCTACTTGGTTGTGGTAATACGCTTAAAAATCCAGCAACCTGATCATTAACTACGGCTATAAATACATTTGCAGCGTTATTATGCGAGTGACTTAAATAATGGTGTTTAGCAAACATTTTCCAAATGCTTTTATCTCCGTAATTGAATATTTCAAATTTGATATTTGGTCTATTTTTTTTTTGCCCTTCAAAACTTTGAAAGGTCATTGTGTCGGTATTAAATACCCAATCAGGCAATAACCAATCTTGAACATCAAAGTGACAAGTAACGGCAATAAATTTTTTATCCGTTTTTCGTATTGCTTTCTGCATCGCAAACGATCCTATTTGTGCAACATTCCTATCAACAACACTTGTAAATTCGTCAAATACAAATAATTCGTTTTTTTCTAATATAGCACGTGCTAAATCAACCCGCATTTTTTGACCATTACTCAATACAGAATATGGTTTTAACCAACTTGGTGGACTTGAAAAGCCTACTGAATTGAATGCTGATGTTATTTGTTCAACGCTACATTCTGATGGCATATCATCTAATACGGTTTCTGCATTATAATCGTAGGATGTAATATAGGCATCTTCAAATAATTGTTTTGCAATTGTAGTTTTTCCGGTTCCTGACTTTCCTACAATTAAACCTATTTGCCAATTATTTGGAATATCAATATCTCCTTTAAAGTGTTCGATTATCTGATCTGATTGTAAATCAAATTTTCCAATGACAGATGCAACCCTAAATGTCTGCTTTGGTTTTACTGATTTTATAATGTCAAAAGTCGGCATTCGTATCCTAATTCAATTAATTTATTATAAGTTTTTTCCTGGTGTTCTTCATCGTGGCATATTACTTCGATCCTGAACATACTTTCAATTGAATCTGAAAGGTCTTTTAATTCAATATCTTCATCCGCATTTAAAATAATTGGCAAATCTAAACCCCACTCATCGAGTTTTTCCGCATCCCATTCGTTTGCTATTTGGTCCCAGTCCCATTCACCGAATCCAACATTGTCTTTAATTAGGAATTCCGCTTTTTGTTCCTCCGTCCATTCATCAGCAAGGATGATCGGTATTTCCTTCAATCCGATTTCCTTACATGCTTTCAAACGCATATTGCCTCCCAATACTACAAACTTTCCATCCGTATCAGTAAAGACTATTAAAGGTCTTTTGTTTAACATGTCAGGGAATTCCTGGATTGATTTAACAAGTTTCCGGAATTTGTCATCTTTGATGATTCTCGGGTTCTTTGGGTTTGGTTTAACCTCTGTGATTTTTACTGATTTCATTTTTTAAAATTATCCATTAAGTAAAAATTTACGTTCTTCATTCGTGCATAATCGTCATTATAATCGATCGGAAGATCATATTTCTTTTCTTTTATAACAATAGAATGTTTCAATTTATATTTTTCTATTAATTCGTCATTTCTACCGCCATAACTTGCCGTTAAAGTCAAATTATTTGGTATGTTATCTAATCTATTTACCCAATATTTCAAGCTTTTTGTATATGCCCAAAATTCTACTTTCGGATTTTCATTCGCAATATCAATCCACATATCAAAATATTGTTGATTAAAAAAATCACCGCTTGCGTGAATTCTTACTGCTTGACAATTTTTAGGTAAAATTGGTTTATTACCATTTAAAACGTAATCATAGTTATTCCACCTATGGTTTCTAACTGCTGGAAACCTTTCCGGATTTGCTGCATAACATTTATATTGATTTGACTTATTATCAAATTTTCCGGTCTCTTTATTAACCTTTACCAAACATTCTAATGCAAAAGGACATGTATGCCCGGTAGGTAAATTCCATTCATAAACAATTCCTGAATAGTATTTTGTGTTTTTGACAAATTTCATTGTTTAGAATATCCAAGTGATGAGATAATAGATTCCGGTAATTGTCGCTACAGATAGGATCCGAAGGAATGAACCCGTCATTGATTGATTAGATTCAAACCATTGATTGATTTTCTTTTGTTCCAGATGCGGAAG